TCATAAGGTTGTAATGTGCTTTTGGGTTCTGACCTAAAGTTGCTCCAGCTTTCAAAGTCTTGTTTATTAAATTTTACCATCTATCAATTTTTATTTCATTTAACTTTTTTCTTCTGTTGTTGCATTCACATTTAGTACCTCTTAATTTGTGGTATTTATCTACCAGGTATTTAATGCCAGTATATTTTGTTATGTAATAAATAATGTTTCCTAGTTTCATAATTCTTCTATTGGTATTATTATTCCTTTACTTGCCATATTATCACCACCTTTTTTATCTCTCTTTGTGTCTAGGTATTTTCGGCATTTATCTTTTAAATCTTCTGTTTTAAGAATATATAATTTATCTAAATAGATATAATATTGTTTAGCTTTTGTTGCAGCAATACCACTTGGTTTTCCATTACACTCATATTCAACATAAAAATTACCAGTCTTTTTATATTGTGCATCACTTTTAACCTCAACCCCCATATCTAATTCTGGTATATATATATCCCATTCTAAAAAATAACCATCTTGTATAAATGCTTTTGGGTAATCTTTCTGAATTAAGTTTAGTGCTTTCTTTTCATAAACCTTACCAGTTTCTAAATCCTTTTCAAATTTTTCTCTCATAGTAATTTTTTTAGTTTATTCTTAACTTTGTTATATGTGTTGTAAAGTGAATAGTAATGTATCATACTTTTTCTAGAAAACTCTGCTATGCTTTCACCCTCGTTTATTATTTCAAATACTTTTCTATCATACCAAAACATTTTTGATAGTTCTTCTTGTATTTTATCGTATGGTTCTGTAAAGTTTACATCTGTAGTTGTTAAATGAATATCATCTATAGAAACCATAGTGATGTTTTTGCCTTTTCTTTTTAAATCGTAAAACAATGTTCTTAATGTTTTGAAAATGTAGTAATAGTTTATTTCTTTTTCGTTGTACATTATATCTAAACCCTTATCAAGTTTGAGTTGTATTTTAATATACATTTCTTGTACTA